GCTGCGCGCGCAACCAACCAGACTGCAGCGCTTAACGAATACTTGTCGTACACCGAGACCAACTCAACGCCTGACAAAATGTTGCTCATTGAAGCATCGCAATATCAGGCTTTGGAAATGTCGCGTTTGGCAAACGTGCCACCATATTTGGTTGGTGTTGCTACTGGCGCTTACTCGTACCAGTCAAGCCAACAGGCTCGAGCAGACCTTTACTTATTTGGCGTGAAATTGTATGCCGACGCAATCGCTGGAGCGCTGTCAATGGACAATGTGCTACCGCGCGGAACATACGTGGAGTTTGACGCACACGAATACCTAGAAGAAAACTTTATGGCTGATGTCATGGACAGAACAGATGTAAACATAAATGAAAACACGCAAGAGGAGATCGCATCATGATTAAATTAATTGCAGGAGATTTCACGCTGGACGCCGCCAAGGGCGACGCGCCACGACGCACCATCAGCGGAACCGCCGTTCCCTACAACGTGCCGGCAACAGTTTCGGATGGAACCCAAGTGATCTTTCGTCCAGGCTCATTGCCAGTCGAGGGCAAAGCACCACGCCTGTTTATGTACCACGACGCAAGCATGCCAGTAGGCGTTGTTACCGAGCGCGTAGATACAGAACAAGGAATGATGTTTAGCGCCAAGATCAGCGCAACCAACCTTGGCAATGACGCTTTGGTCATGGCCCAAGATGGCACCATTGACCAAGTCTCGGTGGGCGTAAACCCAGTCAAGTTCTCATACGACGAAGATGGAACCATGATCATTGAAGCCGCGCAATGGACAGAGTTGTCGCTCGTTCCAATTGGTGCTTTTGGTGACATGGCGAACATCGCCAGCGTCGCTGCGAGTATCCACCAAGAGCCCGAAGAAGTAGTGTTAAATGAAGAAGTAGTCCCAGAACAGGAGATAGAACCCATGTCAGAAGTAACCGCACCAGCAGTTGAGGCAACAATCCCAACCGCGCCAATTTTCGCACAGGCCAAAAAAGAATTCAAACTGCCAAGTGCAGGCGAATTTATGGCCGCCTACCACATCGGCGGAGACACGTTCAAAAACATGAACGCTGCAGTAGCAGAACACACCGCATCACAGCGCACCGCATTGCAGGCAGCTGCAGGTGACGTACTCACGACTGACACACCTGGTCTTTTGCCAGTTCCAGTACTTGGGCCATTGGTTCAAGACCTGAACTTCTTGCGTCCAGTAGTCGAGGCAGTTGGTGCTCGCGCTTACCCAGACAACGGTCAGTCAAAGACTTTCATTCGTCCAACTATCACCACGCACACCAGCGTTGCATCGCAGTCAGAACTTGCTGCAGCATCAGCAACAACCATGGTGATCGCATCCAACTCGGTCAGCAAGACCACACTTGCTGGTCAAGTAACGCTGTCAGTTCAGGACATTGACTTTACATCGCCAAGCGCAATGCAGTTGATTTTGAATGACCTCATGGGCGAATACATGATTGCATCTGACAACAAAGCAGCAGACGATTTGCTCACCGCAGCAAACTCATCTGGTGTTTGGGACGGAACAGTTGCCGACTTGCTCAAGTCCGTTTACGACGCTGCAAATGACATTTCAAGCAACCGAAACTGGATGCCGACACACATGTTTGTATCGGTTGACGTCTGGTCACAACTTGGTCAGCTTGTTGACACAACAAACCGCCCAATCTTCCCATTCATTGGTGCAGGCCTTACCGGTCAAAACGCACTCGGCGGCGGAAGTGCAACATCATGGAACGGCACCCCACTCGGATTGCAATTGGTAGTTGACAGCAACTTCGCTGCCAAGACCATGATCATCACCCGCGTAGGTCAAGGTGCAGGAGATGCTTACGAATTCTACGAATCAATCCGTGGACTCATGAGCGTTGAACAGCCGTCAGTCTTGGGACGCAACATGTCATTCCATGGCTACGTGTCAACCTTTGCTGCAATCGGCGGAATGATTCGCAAGATCACCCAGGCCTAGTCGAGAGCGGAGCAACCGCTCATGGCTACATACACAGTTACTAACAAGTACCTGATTGACAACTTTGCCGTACTGCAACTCCTAACCCCATCGGAGATTGCAGTCGGCAGTTCAATCGTTGTTGCAGGTGTTGACGCAACCTTTAATGGCTCGTATTCCGTTAGGGCGCTTCCCCAGTATTTGTTTCTTGGTATTGATACACAGGGCGACCTGCTGTACGACTACCAAATACCGATCGCCGATCAGGTGCTTTACGCCAAAACTGCAAGCGATGTCGAGCGTGTCGCTGCGTCTGGGACTGTTGCCAATGACCCTGTTTGCACATGGGTGACTGCCGCGCAGGTCATGTCATTTTTGGGCATCACAATTACCAACCCGTCAGACGACTACACGTTGCTCACGCAATCGGTTTCAGCTGGTAACCAGTTCTGTTTTCGCAGGCGTCAAGAGTCGGGCTATATCGACTCTCTAACGACCTCACCAGGTGGCGATGCAACATTGGGCGCTTTAATGTATTGCGCCGCTCTGTGGCGCTCTAGGGGCTCAATAGAGGCAACCTACGCCACGTTTGACGGCATGGGCTCGGCACCACAACAAAGCCTGACCCCGATAGTCAAGCAGCTGCTTGGCATCCCACGTCCAGCGGTTGCCTGATGTCGTACACCGACCTGTTTAACGAAGCGATTGATGACGTCACCGCAACCCTGACCGCTGTGTCTGGTCTGCGTGTTGTAAACGACCCAACCAAACTTGTGCCTAATTGTGTGTACTTAGATGCACCAAACTTCACCACGTTTGCTGGCAACGGCAACATTGTGCGACTTGAGTTTCCTGTCAAGGTCATTGGCTCTGGGCCTGCAGGTCTGCCGGTGCTTCGCTCAATCCTTGGCATTGTGGCAACCGTGCTTGGCTCGTCAATCATTGTCATGGCTGGCCGTCCATCAAGCCTTGAAATCGGTGGCGCGTTGTACCCGTGCTACGACCTTGACTGTGCCATCCAAGCCCAGACCGCATAATCCACAACTAAGCAACACAAATCATCTACTATCAGAACAGAACTTAAGGAGCAATCATCATGGCGACATCCACTTACCTCTCGAATCCAGTCGTGCTAATTGGGGCAACAAGCGCAGCAACTACAGACATCACCGATCAGGTTTCTGCAGCAACTTTGACTGTCACCGCAGAAGCACTTGAAGACACCGCGTTCGGCTCCACGTCGCGCACAATGACAGCAGGCTTGTTCAGCAACTCGGTTACCTTGACGGTATATGCCAGTTATGCAGCAAGTGAGTCCTATGCAGTTTTGTCGGCGCTTCTCGGCACGAAGTGCTATATCAAAGTGTCACCAGCTGCAGGTGCAAACTCGGCAACGAATCCAGGGTTTGAATTAACCGGGACGTTCCTAAGTGCTATACCTGTGATTAACGCATCCCTTGGAGAGCTCAGTACATACGAGATTGAACTGCAGGGTGGCGTTTACACAATTGACGTAACCTGATAAATAACGGCTCCAAGCCGACATAGGAGACACATGAAAATTAAGTTGCAATTAAAGCGCACGACCGACAGCGCGCCCGAGTATTACTACACAAACCTGTTTGTCATTACCGAATGGGAACGCCTAGAGCGTCGCAACATTCAACAGTTGTCAGCGTCACCTCTGTACTCGGATTATTGCTGTTGGATGCACACGATCTTAAAACTTAAAGGCGAACAGGTCGGTGAGAACTGGCGTGAATGGATTAGCAAAAACCCTGACATCGACATTCTGCCGGTACTGGATGAGACTGATCCAAACCCTACGGACGCGGCACCTACCGCCGCCAACTAGCAGAAGTGTTGGTCGCGGTCGGTTGGTGGCCTAGCGACATTGTGTTTGACTCAAAAGACTTGGCAACGGTTATTAAAGTGCTTAACGAAGCAAACAAAAAACGGAGATGACATGGCGGAAGTATCGGCAAAGATTGAGGTTGTCGGGCTCAAAGATGCCTTGAAGACGCTCAACAAAATTGATAAATCTTTGCGCCGTGAAATCACTAAAGATTACAAGAAGATTGTCCAGCCTGTTATTGACGACGCCAACAAGCTGGTGCCCTCGAATGTTCCCCTGTCTGGTATGGCGCGCAACTGGAGCACTCGATCAGGGTTCAAGATGTTGCCGTGGATACCAGGCATGAAACAGAAAATTGCTGCCAAAATCAACACCCGAAACATCAAAGAATACGGCGGAAACAAGTCAAATGTTGGCACGTTTGTCATTCAATGGCAGGGCGCTACTGGCACCATGTTTGACACGTCTATGGAAGGCGCACTTGGTCGCGCGTTGACTTCCCGTTATGGGAGCCGTTCGCGAGTAATGTGGAAGGCGTACGAGCAACGCCAGAACGATGTCATGTCCGAGATGGAGCAGTTGGTTAAGCGCGTGATGGAAGAAGCGAACAGAGAGACCGCGTAATGGCAATCAATATCCCGATCATTTCAGAGTTTGATGGCAAGGGCATAAATAAAGCTATTAAGCAGTTCAAGCAACTGGAAACGACGGGCGAGAAAGCCCAGTTTGCTATTAAAAAGGCTGCGGTGCCGGCAGCTGCCGCGCTTGGCGGTTTGGCGTTGGCGCTTGGTGATGCAACCAAAGCAGCGATGGAAGATCAGCAGGAGCAGGCGGCGTTAGCGCTCACTTTGCAGAATGTGACTGGTGCTGGCGCTGCACAGACCGCACAGATTGAAGATCAAATCAGCGCAATGTCTCGAGCGTCTGGCATTGCTGACACGGAATATCGCAAGAGCCTTGAGGCTTTGGTGCGCGGTACAAAAGATGTTGACCTTGCCATGAAAGACATGAACCTTGTCATGGACATCAGTACAGCGTTGCAGATGGATTCCAGCACCGTTGCTGACGCGCTTGCTAAGGCTTATCAAGGAAACTTTAAGGCGCTTCGATCATTGAGCCCAGAGATGGCAACAATGATAAAAGAAGGCGCAAGCCTCAACGAAATCATGGACGTGCTTGGCGGAACCTTTGGTGGTGCTACTGCCAAGAGCGCCGAAACAGCTGCGGGCAAAATGAAAATTTTGACTAACTCGCTTGGCGAAACCAAAGAATCAATCGGCGCTGCCTTGTTGCCTGTACTTGAGGCTGTGCTACCTGTGCTTAACAAGTTTGCTGCATGGGCTCAAGACAATCCCAAAGCATTCTTGGCTATTGCAGCTGCTATCGGAGTAGTTGCTGCCGCAATCGTTGTTACGAACATTGCTATGGCACTCAACCCGTTCAGCCTTATTGCCGCAGGCGTCGCATTACTTGTTTTGGCGCTTGTCACCGCATACAAGAAGTTTGAGTGGTTCCGTGACGGAATAAACGCAATTGTTAACACCGTTATCGGATTCTTTGCCGGCATGGTCAACGCTGCAATCGGCGCGGTTAACGCAATTATTAGCGCATATAACTCAATTCCGTTGTTGCCTGATTTGCCAAAAGCGCCAACCGTGCCGGTTCCACAACTCGGCAAAACATCTAATACGCCTGCACCTGGACGTATGAGCATTCCTCGACTAGCCGATGGCGGCATCGTGTCGTCACCTACCTTGGCGCTAATCGGTGAAGCAGGCCCAGAAGCCGTAGTGCCATTAGACCGCATGGCTAC